TGTCGCTAGGGCTACCCGTAAGCGCATCCGTAACAGCGAAGCCCACCTGATCCTTCTCAAAGCCTACACCACAGAAGTGAATACCGTTGACGGCTTCGGCAGCGCTGATGGACTGACGACCCGTCGTCTTCTGGAATACGCTATACAGCGGAGGCAGGGCACTGATGCCAAAGCCCATCGTGGAGGGGTTGTCCTCTTCCCGCATCGCCACGTCGTTGACCGAGCGTTCGCCGATGTAAGCGCTTCCTAGCACCCAGCTGCGGGTGAAGTTCTGGAAGTTGTCACTACGACCACCCTCCCGCTGGTGGATGAAGATGTTGGCAACACCGCTCTGAGCTAGCTCCAGGCTGTTGGCGCTACCCTCGATCAGGGTGGTGATTGTGGTGGTGACCGGATCCGGCGGTGAGACCGTAGCATCCAGGGTCACCCAGCCGCCGGAGCCATCCGGATTGAAGCAGCGGATTAAGGTATCCAGCGCCCCACCAGCAGCGGTGAGAGCATCCACGTCCACGCATCCCAGGAAGCGAGCACGAGTTCGTGCCCCACGCGATTGGACGAATACAGCGCCATCGCTACTCTTGAAGATCCCTTGTGTCATAAAGTTCTCCTACTCTGAAGGTTGAATGATTTTAACGTTTCGCAGAAGATTGGATAGGACTGCCCCATAGGCTGCCACCACCGCTCCTTGCGCCTCCCGTGAACGACGTTGTAAGTCTTCCACAGTCCAGATGCCTGCCTTCTTTAGCTCCTTCTCGATGTCACCAGGAGTTACCTCCACAGTGATGAACATAGACCAGGGAATCCCGTACTCTATGCCTCGTTCGGGATGCTCACACTGGCCGTTCTCCCCTACGTCGGAAGAGGGCAATAGGGCACGTCTAGGCTCCCCATCGTCCATCCACTCAACCAGGGATACGCCATGTCTTTCCCACACGACCCGTACATTCATATGGCATGTCCTGACTTCACTCTAGCACGACGCATTGCCTCGTGCATCCGGTCCTTGAATAGCCCCTCATGCTTCTTGTTGATTATCTCACTGAAGCGACGAGCCTTAGTTCCGGGATGCATTACACCCTTGCTGTAGATGATGGGACCGTTAGCTCCGCCGGTGGTGCTGCCGATCACCCCTGGCTGTGTCTTGGCGCTATAGCCTCCTTGGAAGCGCAACATTTTAGCCTTCTTGGGGAAGATCATGTGGGGCTTGGTGCCCTCGTCCACATACTTGTAGATCTCATCATCGGTCCCCACCAGGAACTCCGCCTTGGTCTTACCGAGGGCTATTACGGTCTCAAACTTAGGCTGGTGTTCCCAGGTGGCAGTCGTGAGCTTGTAGTCCTTCTCTACTGCTTTGGCCGCAGCCCGTAGCCCGTTGAGGAGCTCCAGGCGCATCTCCTGTATCTTGAGAGTCTTGGGCTTGAGAACTTTCACCTTGACGACGGCCATTAGAGTATCCCCATTCTGTACAGCTTCTTGGTCTGAGCGTACTTGTAAGCGGTCCACGCTCCCTCGTTAATGCCAAAGGGGCAATTGATTCGCTCCCTGGTGAGAACCGCAGGGATGGTTCGGTCCCTCTCCCATAGCTTCTGCACGATAGCACATCTGCAAGGCTCGCTAGCCATCCTAGCGTGGGCTAGGCGAACGATAGCGCTTTTCATGGCGAAGTCTACATTGTTCATCCCTGCCAAGTAATTTAGCCTTGCAAATTCGTAGTTACGGAGGCAGAAGTCAGGGCTGGAGTCTACCCACTCGCCTCCGCTATACGCAGCCGGTATGAGATCCACAATCCCCAGCCGTTTGTCTCGAGGGTAGATGCAGGCAGTCGTCGTGTACTCCCCGCATCCACCACTTGCGCATAGAGCCGTGCACCGGTGGGGAGCGACGAGCGTAGCCCCTACGCTGGGATCATTGTACACCCGTACCACATCCACCGTAGTCAGGAAGTTGGACAGGACGTTGTAGTCCACCCCATCATCTATAGTGTTAGGGGTGACCGTTAGCCGGCAACGAGGGATGTAGACGGTAAGGTTCCCGCTGTTGTAGATCATAGCGCTAGGGCTAATCTCTCGCAGCGTCCCAGGATAGTATATCTTCACCTCCTCCGCACTGCTGATGGTGCAAGCTATCGGTCCCACGATGGCCGGATCCGTGGCCAGGTTAACAGGAGAAGCCGCCTCCAGCGTGGTCGTAGCCCGTACACCAGCACTGATGAAACTTCCCCAGCGTAGCGTCACAGGGTTGGCTACGGGCTGGAGGTCGGTATAGGTCTGGTCTTGGAACTGGGAGGGGGATCCCTCGATCCAGGTCCGGCACAGAGGATATCCTACGACGCTCTCAATCAGCTTCTGAGCTTCCTGCAAGGCTCGGTACAAGTCCATCCGCTGCCACTCAGTCCAGAACATCCGACAATCGTAATCAATCTGACCATCATAGTACACACCCCAGAAAGCGCACTCATCATATCCTATTATGGAAGCATAATCAGATAGACTAAGCGCACAGTAGCTGAGGTCCTCGAGCTGGACGTAGGGCATGATCAACCACCTGACGTGAATGTAGCCGTATACGTGAACAGGATACTATCGCCACTAGAAACGTTTACGGCGCTGAAGACTGAACGGTCCCACAGAACACCACCGCCCGTGGCTGCCTGAGACAAGAGACCGTGCTCCACGATGGCGCCTGAACCGTCGAACGTTAGTGTTCCGGCTGACACTAGCTGATTAGCGCTAGCTTCGCTCTGTGTGCCTGTGGCACGAGTGCTATCCGGATTGAGGATGGTTGTGCTTTCCGCCCCTAGTGCGCTATCGGAAGCGGACTCAGCCGTGCTGCTGGTCCCGCAGCCGTGATACTTCATGTTCTCCAGCTCTACGATATTCTGCCAAGCGTCAACCAGGAAAGCTACACCGTTGTTGGTGACGAGCCTACGGCTGACCACGCCATAGTCGATCCATTCCCCACCCCGAACATAGTAAACCGTTCCATCTGCATTGCGGATAACGGTTCCCCCTACGTTCTTGCGCAATCGCAGTTCGCTGGAGATGGTCGTAATGCCGGTAAGTTTGCTGAAAGCCTTCGCCACCTGGACCGTGAACCACCCCCACAGAAAGGTCCAGCGTAACGTATTCTGCACCCGCCATGACAGCGGTGCCTTGGGGACGCCTATCCTCCGAATCGATAGAGTCCCTCCGATCGAGGTAGAACTCTGCATACATGGCTCCCTAAGTGCTGTAGGAATTGTAAAGCAACGAAACGTACAGCAACAACCCGTAACGCTGCTTATAGAGCCACCTAGCAATCCTAGGACAACTCTATTGTGGTATCTTGCAGGAATGTTTGTATGCCGGCAACGGCTAACATGGTAATGAACCATCCCACTAGCCGGTTCTTGCGTGGGAGCAGCGTTAGTGCCATCGCAACCCACACGCCCATGCAGTACGGGCACTCCACCATCCTGCCCAGGACCGTGACTGGCTTCTTGTCGGGACCGATGTCGTAGACCCCAGCCCAGCTGCGGAAGTTGACAAACACGTCAAACGGTCCAGCCTCCCGACTGAGCAGGCTCGTCAGCCGGTAAGTTGCCAGCCCTAGCTCAAGAAGCCTCTTCACTAGACTGCTCCTTGGCATAGGCGATTACCGTGACCCGATTCTTCCCCAGGGCTTCCACTTCGGCTAGGCGAAGCCACTGGTCACGGTCCAAGTCTAGTTCCTTGATCTCTGCGACGGTAAGTTCCTCAGGGTCGGGGATCTCCACCTGTCGATTGACTTTGACCGTTAGCTCCCCCACCGGGACCACATCCCCTGAAGGTGCATCCTTCAGCCCTAATTCCTCAGAGGTTGGGAGGGAGAACAGCTGGAAGATGGGCTTCCCATCCACAACTAGCTCCCGGAGCCATTCAACGTCATCCTGCTCCACATACTTAACCTTATCCTTGGAGTTGCTGCCGAATCTGTAGTAGCGACCACTGGGTGTCCCACCTGGACCTCCCCAATTCTTGGAGCCTATACTGGTCCCTACATATTCCATCATTACCATTTCACTGCTATTGGGAACTCCTGGAATGCTCATAGTTCTTGCCGCTCCTCTGCCAGCACCGATAGTTCGCTGCCGACCTCCACCTTGACCACAACAAGCCATAGTTCGTTCCCCTCTGTACAGATGAGCGAACTTCCGCTGCATCTGGATCATGAACCTTTCTCGCCATTCAGCCGTCGTATTGCTGACCGTTCGGTTCTGACCTTCCCGCCTATACAGGTATCCAGGTCGATCCACCTTGAGACCGCAATAGCCCTTCTCCCCTAGCGCCACGTTGAAAGCCCAGTCCTCCCGACCGTTGACGAACTCCTCTGGATATCCACCTGCCTCTTCCCACCCCGCCTTGGGGAATAGGATCCCAGCATGCATCATATTTCGCTCCAGAAGGGACTCAAAGTCATAGTTGGATAGACCCCACACCTTCTTCCTCTCGCCATCCTCAAAGGTCATAAGCTCGTCATAGGTGACACTCTTAGGATTGGCGATGGCTGCATCGTACAGGTTCTGAAGACCCCACGGCTCCCGCATGTCGTCAGCGCTCAGAATGGTGATGTACTTACCGATCGCTCTGCGGATAGCCACGTTCTCAGCCACAGGAAGCCCTCTGTTCTGCTGGTGGAAGTAGCGTATACCGTTCCACCCATCCACATAGGATTTGGCTATCTCTGCGGTGCTATCCGTACTGCCATCGTCTATGATCAATACCTCAAAGCTCTGGAACGTCTGACCGGGCATTCGCCCTAGACTGGTATCCCCTCCGATTAGACTGTTCAGGCAATCCGACAGGTAACGACCATAATTGTAGCAAGGGACGATTACACTTATAGCCGGTGGCGTCCGGATGAACCGGTCAGCCTCCGAAGACTCCTTCACCAACAGCTGGCGGATGCTGCTGCCATAGCGGTCCCCCGTCGGGGTGTGATGCCAATGGCTCATGCCAGGAATACGTTCCATCGGCAAAGAGCGAAAGCCCTTTCGACAGATCTGCCATTGCCAAAGAGCACTTCCTCCCCACAGCGGATAATACTTGGCGTCAAGACCACCTGCTGCCTGAATGGCATCCCGCCGCATGAACTGGAACACCCCATGCACATAACCGTTGGGGAAGGCTGGATGGTTGCCGGTAATACGCTCCCCGATGAGAGCATAGTCTTGCCGCTTCTCTGCCAGCAGGTCCATCCACTTAGTTCCCGTCAGACGGATATCCTGATTCAGCACCAGGACGTCATTGCTGGTCATCCCCAACCCCACATTGACCGCTCCGCTGAAATAGCCTTTGCGCTCAGGCCTGACCACCACGGTGTTGTCACGGTCCAACAGCAACCGCTCCTCACTGTGGTCATCGACAACGATCACCGGTATATCCTTCGGGATATCCTCCAGCAAGCTGTGGATATACTGGTGACCGTTATAGAAAGGAATTACGATTGTTAGGTTCTCCACAGGTTCAACGACCTTTCTCTGCTAACAAACGTTAGGAACAAACAGCAGCCGTGAAGCTCGACAGCGGATAGAAGCTGCTGGCCGGATCAGGGCTCAACGGGTCAAGGACGCCGCTGTACTGGATATCCTGGAAGCGAACCTGGGCCCAAGGCGCACGAGTGTAGATGCGAGGGTGGATCCACTCCTTCAGGACTGAGCATTCGTTATCCGTCTCGTACAAGCCCAAGACGCGACCTCCATCGACGCTGAAATAGCCCTGACCCCCGAACTTCGAAGCCGCACTGGCAGCACTCAGGTGCTCACCAAACCACAGCTTGACGCTGCCAATCCCCCCGGTCAGCAAGTAGGCATCGCGCAGGGTCGGACTCTTGATCAGTTCCCAGTCGTAGCCCAGGATGGGGATCGGAACTCCATCGATCGTGATCTGACCATAGCCGAATAGACCACCCATGATTTGGGTGCGGAAGGTACGAGCTTCCGTGCTCTGCAGCATCACCGTGATATCTTCGGTGCTGGTGCAGACGCTCCAGCAGGTGTAGAAGTCCAGAAGACCCTCTGCCAGGTCCGTTGGGAGCAGGAGGATCATGTCCCCCAGGTTCATCTGCTGACCGGACAGTGAGGGACTCCACCCGATGCGCTGCTTGATGCGTCGGATCAGGGCTTGGAGAACCTTGATGAAATCCACGTTGGACCCAATGGCCTGACCGTTGACCGTAATGCCGGCACCACCGGCAAGAGGACGTCCGTTCCAGTCCACGACCCAGCTGTCAAGCATACTGTTCGCATAGCCGGTAGTGACGATGTTCTCCAGGCCATCCATCTTCCCAGGGGTGCTGGAATTCCCAACGATAATATCCTTGGACACGTCTTGGATAATGGTCTCCATCGTGAAGCGCATGTCCCATTCACGCTCGTCGGTCACTTCCGTGCCATCCAAACGTCGGCGCGGATCCGTCTTGCAGTAGAACTTGGGGCGCATCATATCGCGGGTAGGGCCAAGACGACCGTAACGACCGAAGTCCTCAATGGTCATCTTGGTCGTGCCCATCTCCCAGCCGTTAGGGGTGGCGCAGGGTTGGGCAATGTGACCGGCTGTGTTGTTGCCACCTGTCTGAGTAGGGCGAACGAACGTGATGAATTCGAAGCTCTTGAGGCACTCTTCGGTTACGTTGAAGCCCATCCAGTCCAGCAGTGGAAGTCCACCGGCAAAGTGCAGAGCCATCAGCTCATCCGTACAGCGATCAAAGAAGTTACAGCACCCGAAGGGTGTGACGGTCGTGCTCAGGGTAAGCGCACGCTGATTGCGCTCCAGAAGCGCCCCGAGCTGTTGATTCATTACAAAAGGGTTGATCAACATAGTTAGAAACTCACTTTCGGAAGAGTCGCCAGAACAGCGCTAGCCTGTTCCTGGGATGTACGTTGCACCGGCTCTGTCTTACTAGCCCCATCCCGTGGCCGATACGTTACACGAGTAGGATTCTGAACACGAGCAGGAAGGTCCTGCTGCCACGCACGCTGCTTCTGCTCGTCGGTCTGCTCGAGCGAACCAACCCGCTCGACCAAGCCGTTAACGGTCCCCAGCATGGAGGTCTGCTGTTCGAGCAACTTGGTCAGGTTGGCCGTCATAGCTTCGATGCCGGCTGTGACCGTGCCCAGGACCTGGCTTTCCACCTGCTGGCGAGCGACTGCTACGATGGCTTGGATGGCTGCATCGTCGAGATCAATAGTGGTCTCGAGGCTAGCGCCCTCGTCAGTGGTCGTTGCCGGTTCTTCGGTGGCTTTCTCCCCAGCCGGTTCCTCTGTAGCCTGTTCCGTCGAGCGGCTGATGATGTTCTTATCACGCACTTCTGCATTGATGCTGCCGATGCTGGCGATGAAGGAATTGAAGCCTTTCTCGTCATCACCGAACATACTACGCAATGCCTTCAATTGCTTGTCATTCATTTCCCTTGTCTCCTTGCTAAGCTGGGTGAACCAGGAAGCGGCTGCGACCTCAGGCAGAACGCTGATGCGTGTGTTAAGCCCTACGGTGTAGACCGGGATCTCCAGCTCTCCCAAATTGACGTACTCGATTCCACGCTCTTGAGGTCGATAGTATTCAATGCTGGCACCCCAGTAGTCAGGATCCCGCTCCAGCGCACCCTCCAGAGCGATGGCCAGTGGGTGACCCTTCTGCAGAAGCCCACTTCCTAGATACACAACCCCTTCCCGAGCCAGGAAGTCAAACTGACCGAACTCGAATCTCTGATCCTCCTCCCCTAGATGCCAGTAGTCCAACGTTGGGTAGAAGTCATTCTCCTCTGCACGAGCGATCATATCGTCGTACAGCTTCGTGCTGTCGATCTCCCCAACACGGTTCACAACAGCGGTGCCGGCTACCATGAAGAAACGCACATCACCGTTGGCTTGGCGGGCAACCCTAAATAGGCTGCGGGCTATGGGGGTGAACTGGTGCATCACCGGCTCCATCGTTCCGACCTCAACGGTATGGCCATCGGTCCCCAGATCGAGCGTAGCCCGATATAACTGACCACGGCTGTTGAACAGCCCGTATAGATTGCCCCGCTCCAGGAAGAAGCTGGCAAGCCAAGGTCGATCCGGTTCTGCATAACTCCATTCGTTAACTTGCTGACCCACTTCTTCCAGCATTAGGGACCGAGCGGTGAGTGTTGCGCTAGCTTGGTCCGTAGACGCTCCTATGGCCCTCTGTGCTGTTCCGGCAAGCTCCGTAAGGGTTTCGGGTGGCTCACGGTCCAACTGCCCGTATGCGCCCACTAGGGTCTTCGCAGCTTTCTGGACTGCTTGGTCCCAGTCGGCTTGGTCTACATCGGCGGGCTTCTTTACGGCTGTGATGCCCCTACCACCGGTTGAGGCCAGGATGGCTTTGTCGGCCATCTGACTGCTCCCAGGAGCCTTGACCGGTAGCATGCAGTGGGATTGCTTCTTAGTCTCGTTGCCGGCTGCGTCGTTGACATCTATGAGGCAGGCAGCACAATAGGCTTCTGTATCCTCGTAGTTGCTAGCGGAGCCATCCCACTCCTCAACTTCGTCTATCGCTCTTTTGGTCGGGGGATTCGGCTTCTCCCTCCGAACTACTTTGAATCTGTTCACTGCTGCCTGTCCTCTCTGAACTTAGGATTATCCGAATGAGATCGGTGGTATCAGCGTAGACGAAATTGCTATTCCGCTTGAGAGCTCGTCTCCTATCCCGATCGAAGAATTCAACTACTCCCCAGCTGGTTAGACGGAAGACCTTCAGTCCTCCAACCCACACATAGCCATTGTCATCTACGCTGATATCATCCATGGATTACCCCAGCAAGAGTTTCTGAATCTTGGTACGTGGCTGTGCCACCACGGTCTCCCCATAGGGGCCAAGACCCCTAGTGGAGGCAGTGTCAGCCGTCTTCTCTGTGTTTCCGGCTGTGACCGTGAAGCTCTTCAGAAGGATGGGGACGGCAGCTACCATGATGGGTGCCCATGGAACTCCAGTTCCCGGTCCAGTCGTGAAGTACTCAACGGCCCAAGCTCCTACGGCTAGTAGAAGACTGTATACAATACCTGGAAGATCAATTTTCACTGTTACTCCTCTCTGCAAAGAACGTTATCGATACCGGAGGGAACACTCGCAATTCACCAGACAGGAGGTGCTGCCGGCTCTGGGGACCGTAGGTAGCTCCCCAATCGGCACCCACCCTAGACTGGATAGCCGCTCACAGTCGTCGCAATGTTCGGCATCTCCCAACACCCACAGTTCCTCAGTTCTACCGGCTTCCCGCATCGCCACACGTTCACCTGTATGGAAGGCTGCGCCTGCTGCTTGGGCGTATAGGTTTGCTCGCTGAGCTGCCTGTGCTTCGCTTAGGTTTGCCAGATCTGCCTCAAAGCCCTTCAGGTAAGCGTACTGATCTCTCAGCATCCTACCTACTCGACCCCAGTCTGCCTGGTCCATACTCCCTAGCCCACCACGTCCTGCCATGTACTGACGAATGAATTCGTCCTGGACTTCCCGACGCATCAGAATGCCAAAGTCCTTGGCACTCAGCTTACCGGTCGCAGCCTGACTGCCCAGCAGCTTCATCTCATTGCTGCTGGCGTCCATGCTTTCCCGTAGGTAAGAGAGGACCGTGCTACGGCTGACAAAGCGACCTGTAGCAACGTCCCTATACCTAGCCTGTGCAGCGTTCCATACATAAGTCATACACTATCCCAGATATCTTCGAACGGATTTGAGTTCTAGCCTAGCTCGGTCCCAGGCAATCAGGATGTCCAGCTTGAAGCAGATTAGCTGCAATCGGAGCCGGTATAAAGCCCTTCTGAGGCCGGAAGGCTGTACGATGCCGGCTCTTAGGTCCTCCACCATCTGCTCGCCCATCTGCCTGAAGTTGGGCTCCATCGTATCCTCCCTCTGGAGTTCCACCCGCAGCTGCGACCACCGGAGTCGTCTCATCACGACCTCGCTTCTTGCGCCATCGCTTCTGCTCCTGCCCATACACCCGCTTGAACACGACCTTGGCACGCTGGAGATCCTGTAAGCGCAGAAGCTTGCGTGGACCGGTAGCTTCGTTGTACCGCTTCTGAGCTAGGTGGAGCTTCTCACGGGCTTGGAAGATGACGGGAGTCTCGAAGTATATGAAGCTATAGGCATCACAGGAGGGACACACCAAGCCCCACTCGAACACGCCGTTACCGACCGGTGTAGCCTTCGTATTGTCGTTCATCGAGAACTCAGCCTTGCACTGGTTGCAGACTACGATCTGAGGCTTCACATCCAAGGTGGCACCTCCATTCCGCATTCGATGTAATTGTGGAGTTCCTGTTCTGCCTGAGCCCGAGCCTGGAGACGGTCCCAAGGGCCAGCCTCTTTCAGGTCATATCCGAACGTGTCTGCTATAATCCGAATGGCCATAAGGAACTCCCCTAGCGTCTTCTGATCATACCGCTCTTGACCGTTAGGACGCAAGCAGAGTGCCAGGTCCTGTAACGGTCCAACAGGCGAGGCTGCCGGCTCAGCGACAAGGGCCACCTGTGATCTAATCTCTCCAGCTAGTATAGCCATGTTACTGGATATCCGCAAGCTCATGACATCACCTCACTGCGGATATGGACTACCTTATCTTCTAGCATGTTCAGCTCCTATTCTTCTTCCGGCTCCGCCATCAGGATGGCAGCGAACTCCGGACCAACCCGCTTCTTGGCTTTCGCCACCGACCTACGCACATCATCCACCGATATGGTAACGTCTTCTTCTTTGAACAGGACATCCTCCCGCAACGTCAGTACGGGGAACACCCGATGGGAGAATACTTCCCGGAACTCCGGCACCGGCATCTCATCGTACACCTCCCGAGCCATAGGATGAGCGCCGTACTTCTGCAGCAGCCAATAGCCGCTAGGAGCTAGGATCTTGGTGCGATCACTATGAAAGTTATAGCGCACGATAGCCTCCTCCGGTCGAGTGAGTACGCTTCGCCAGATGGAGGGTCTATCCACCCACTCATATCCCCGCTGTTCCCCTGTAGAGTCAGCCTGTGCCTGCTCCTCCGCCATCGTCCACTCCGCCGGTATCAGCCCTTGCTGGACCATCAGCTGACGAGCTTCTTCTGCCGACAGCAGACCAGCTCCTTTGTCGAAGTAAGCGTTAAATACATCAGCCCAAGCCTTCTGGACTTGGGCATCGCTCAATTCGCCGGTAACATCCCGCTGCTCGAATTCGAACAGCAGATTAGGAGGGAGTTCCCGTTGCAGCCGGTCCTGATAGCTACGTGTGAACTCCACCCCACCCTTGCCGGTCGCCTTCATGTGCTGGATCTCCGATTCCCGACTACGTCCTAGGGCACCCGTATCCACAGGCCAGAACTCGATGGGGTCGTAGCCGAAGCCTAGCGCAATGCCGAGCATGATGAGCTTGGTTGTGGTCTCCAGGTCGAAGCCGGTAGGAAGTTGGGATAGGGCTATGAGCTTGGCGTCGATCTGGTCCACACCCTCCTGAGCGATGACCGCTACACCCCCATAGTAATCCCGTTCTACTTGGGTAAGTGCAGCGTCCCTATACTTCATAGCGTCTACCCACTGTTGCTCACTGATGTTCTGCAGGAGCATTAAGCCCTTGGGAGCACGAGCGCCGAGGCTTTCCATGTCATGCTCATATACGGCTATGAACATCTGGACCAACGACCATATACGGCTAACAGCGCAGAAGCCCAAGCCCTTGAAGTCTTCCCGGACGGTGGGTAGAGGGGTGGTCCTGAAGTAGTCGTCAGGCTTCCACTGCTGCTCACCCCCACCCGTAGGCGAATAGGATAGGGGGAATTCCGCCTTGCCGGTAAGCCGACACAGGCTGGGGTCCACATTGTACAGCGCACGAGTGGGACCGCCTTCGCCTTCGCGACCCACCTCGGTCACTGCTCCCAGATCGCTCGTATAGAAGGATAGGGCTGCACGTCCGGCAAAGTAGCGCCACCCTTCCCCATCCTCAGCCTCCCGCAGGATGTTGTTGTACCGGCTGACCATGTTGCGGCCACCCGTCAGGCTCCAATCCCGATTGCGGTCAATAGCCGTTACGCTATTGATGACGCCTGCTAGATGCGGTTCCTTCATCCAGGCTTCGGATAGCCACTTATCCCGTGTGCGGCTATCCACATTGTAGGGAGGTTCACGGTCCCCAGCTTTCTTCACCCACTTATAGAAGCTGGTAAACAGGCGCTCAGAATCGACCTTGCCGCCCAGTCTAGGTTGCCGGCTCAGCGTCTGCGCTCGTTCTACCCGCTCTAGTGCTTCCTTCACATTACGGTTCATAGGTCCTCTGGTATCTCCATGGAATGCCTTCCCAGGCCAGCCATTAGCCCGTCCCGGAAAGCCTTACGTGTCGAGCGTAGACCATACCACTCACACAGCCGCTCTTTGTCGCTATTCCTGTTCCAGGGAGTTCTGGGTAAGCCTGGATACAGTAGCTGTAGACTAGGACTCTGCGGGAAGAGGGAGATCAGTAGTCTCCGATATAGTTCCCGCCACGGATTAGATTTTAACATAGCTCCTCCTATCCTGTAGCACCTCGACTCCACCCACTGCGACCGCCCACGAGCAGTTCGGTGAAGCCCCAAACCATAGCGTCCAGCCGGTCAGGACTAGCGTCCCCCGGCACCCACGAGCACATCTGCTCTTCCAGCTCCGCGAAGAAGCCCACATGGTGGATAAGCCCTTTGCTGTAGAGGGTGCTGATGGGCTCCGCTCTGGTGTATTTGCCTCGAGTGGCCCGCACCTTGGTGACCGGTATACCCTTCTGCACGCTGTGGACGTTGCTGACGACCAGGTCACCACCTTGGTTGATCTCAGCCACGACCAGGTTAGCCTCGTAGGTCGTATAGGCGTCCACCACCTTCTGTGCCCAAGCTTCGGGCAAGCTATTGAGGCTCAGGTCGTCCATCAGGTAGCCGTGCTTATCGGTCCCCAGCGCACAGACGACGATACCGGTCTCACTGCTGGCCGTCGCCTCCGTCTTAGGATCTACAGCGACCACGATCTTGCGGAACTCCGGCACGTCCTGCGGCATCCGCCGGTAGTCGTCCAGCGTCTTGCGCTTCCAGAGTGCCCCTGGGACCTCCTCCACATCCTGAGCCTCGATCTCCTGTAGGATGGCTAGAGCGCTCATATCCTCAGTTAGATCGCTTAGGGCTTGCCGGCTGATGTGAGGGTTGTCATGGGACGTGAAGTGGAAAGCCTCCCATCGCCCCTTCTTATCGTTCTGGGCACGCTTGAACATCTTGTTCGCATGGCGTTTATCCTTCGCTTTGCTGACGCCAGCCGTGCGGAAGCTGGGTGGGGTGAATACGAAATAGGCATCCCCGTCGTTATCCAGCAACATCGGAGCGCCGACCACGCCCCAAGCGTCCTCGTTCATGAGCTGGAACTCGTCTAGGATCAGCACATCAGCGTAGTCACCCCGTAAGCTATCCGCATCCCACGCCGTCTTGGCTCGGATGCGCTGCTCGGTCCCGGGCAGTTCCACCAGATGGCGGGTCTCGTTCTTGTAGAAGACCTTATTGTCAATCCCCTCTGCCAAGGCAGCTGTGACGCCGGACCAGAAGCGATCGATCTGATCTTGCGTCGGAGTAGCATACAGGACCCGCTTGCCGGCTAGGAACTTCTCCACGGCTAGGATGGTGACGCCCACGGTCTTACCGCCACGTCTACCAGCTTTCACCACTACTCGCTTCGCCTTACTGCGCAGAAACTTCTTCTGCTTGGCGTGCGGTCTAGGCAGATGTACCTGAATCTCCAACTACGTCCTCCGCTTGTACCGTTTGTATCGACCATGCACCCGACGATAGTAGTATCTGAAGCTTGGCCGGTTACGACGTTGACGACTGCGTCTATCCTTCTGGAGTTCCTTGCGGACCAACACCCGATGTAGGATGTAGCCGGCAATAAGAAGTATCCATTCCATCGGTCCCTCCTTGGTCACAAGTAAGGCTGTTTTAGAACTCGGTGGACGATCGCAGCAGGAGCAACGCTGCTGAGCGCTAAAACAGCCTTATTTGGGGCCAAAAAGCAACCAACAATAAAACGTACCAGCCCAGCCATAACAGCCCGTACAGACCCACCCTGTTGGCCCAGCGCAACGCTAGCCGCTTGCCCAGCGCCGTATAGTACGGCAACCGCCGTGTAGCGGTCCAACAGCTAGTCCTCCAGCTCATCCTGGCTTGGCTCGATGTCGTCATAGGTAACAGTGATCGAGACGCTACCATCCACTTCTACCTTTTCTGTCAGCAGCTTATAGTGCTTGGCCATCATCTCCAATGCCTTCTGTCCGTCCATGAATTCTACCGTGTTGCCGTAGCGTCCCGGTCGGATGACCCGGATCAGATGGCCCTTGCCGTCCGCCAGCATCGTGGCCAGGTCAACGGTCCCATCGTCATTCAGGTAAGTCGCATAAGCGCCACGGGCTTGATCGGTCAGACGATACAGTACCTCGGCACGGCTGATGATGTTAGCTTCCAGCCTAGCCGTGACCTCAGCAGCGACTGACGGTCTCAACAGGATCTCCCTGCCCTTCCTCTGGATCTCGAATGGACTCCAGCCGGCCATCGGCTTGATCGCCTTCATCACAGCCACCAGGTCAAAGGTGCGAAGGTACTCATCGATGAAAGCCCGTTCCAGTTCGGTCAAGGCCAGTCCATCTTCCCCAGCTGCCACCGACCGGTTCAACAGCCTCTTCTCTCTTTTCAAAACTCCACCCCTTCCTATGAGAAGCCCGACGATTCCACATCTGGTCCTTATTGTACCATGATCAGGCCTCACCCGTCTACCACCACAATCACCTGCAATAGAACTAGCGTGAGAGCTAATTCCCGCTAATGACGCACCCCAAAAACATTGGCGGTGGCCCAAAAACGATCACCGCAGGTGGTAGCCTTGTAGCCAACTCGAAAATTCCCGCTAATGCCGCTAATGCAAGCCATTTCTGAAAGTTCCTATATACTACTATATTTCATTCATATTCTCTTAGAAAAGTTATAGAATAGGGTATACATTAGCGGATTGGCGGTAACTTAAGTACGATTCTGTTCGAACCTTACGCTCTTTATAGCTGTGGACCGTAAGCTATACCCGTCCACCCCAAAAAATACTTTACGTTATGCTAAGCTCCACCCACCCACCCCACCCCATTTTGTGCAGCTATTTTATACGGTAAGGTATAAAATTGAAGCATTTTACCCACCCAACTTTTACTTTTTATACGGTATTTCAGCCTACCACCTATCTCCACCTTACGGTTTACATATAGCATTTTCCTTCGAATGGGGTGAATGCTTACACAATTTTCTCGAATTCGGCACCGTAAGTTAGCTCATTGGCTGGCTACCACCTATAAACACAACTTGCATTGGCGGCCAACCCTGCTAAACTTACGGCAAGCCTTACTACCCGCTGTGGGACCGCTTCCCCAGCCCTGCCCACTCTCGAAATCTCATCCAAAATACTAGCCAGTTGGCTAGTTACCTTCGGAGCACTTTTGTGGTACAATAGTTGTATAGCCCAAAAGTAACCAATCAGAAAGGTGACCCAAAATGTTCGAATATATGACCCGATCGACCGACCTGAATGTAGCCCGCTTCGAATTCGAATGTGCTGAGGTGTTTCCGACCGACGCCATTTGGCTGGACATCGAATGTGATAAGGTAGTAGCGCCGACCAACTGGGCGTATAAAACTCGGACTCGTGCTTTTATGGTGGGCGTCGCCTACTATACGCCTGGTGCGATGGTGGTCGAAGTTGTGACCGGCTCCGAAACTGCTGTGATGAATTACGTGCGCACCATTGCCGAAGGGGTCGAGGTACGTTATACGGCTACCCGCCAGTATGATAAGCTGGTCGTCGAAGGTCGGTGGACTTTTGCCCGTCGTGGCCCTAGCGTCGCCCCTGGCGATTGGCCTAGCGTCCAAGGGCTGAATTGGGTGAATGTGCGTAACGTCGCCAAAGTCGCCCATGGCTTAGTACGTTCGACCGACATCGCCAGTGCCGATATACCTAACACCTGGCCTAGCCAATGCGATACGATTCTGCTTCACAATGTACGCGATTTGCTGTTAATGGTGCTCGAAGATTCTGCTGCTCACAAATTTACCTTCGAACCGGCAATCGTCGAAGCCGATGTTACTACCGCTCTGAACCACCTGGTCGCCTATCGTGCGTAATCGGAAATATACTAGCCAACTGGCTAGTATACTTCCATCGCCAATTGTGGTACAATATATTTATCGACTCCGTTAATCCAATCAGAAAAAGGACAAAACCTAATGTTGGCCAAAGGCTCTGAATACACAACCCTGGTAGCTATCCAACCCATTTTGGCTGAGGGTGACCGTATCCGAATTACCCGTGTTGCCCGTCTGCCCAAGCAACCCTACATTGTTGAGTACAACTTTGTGCGGCTGCGCGATAACACAACCCATCGTGGGTATCGTCTGAAAGTTGCGAATTTCTGGTAGTCGCTAAGGGTGCCGGTGCGAGCCGGCATCCAAAATACTAGCCAGTTGGCTAGTTTACTTCCATCCAGTATTGTGGTAGAATATAAGTACGGACGCAGTAAGTTAGAACAAAAGAAACAGGAGCTACCAAATGACAATCCGAGAAATCCGAACCAAACTACACAGTATGTCGGTCGATACCTCCAACATGGCGACCGAACTGTACCACCGCGGTGCTGAGGACGTGGTCATCGGCGCCGATGTAGTCGCTCTGGTGGAGGAGCTACGTGAGCTGGAGCTGGCGATCGATGCACTCCGTCAGAAAATGTACAGAGCGCAAGCCTAACAACCTAGATGCCAAATGCCCCGTAGATCGGGGATTTGGCAGTAGAGAGAACGAACACAGGAAAGGGAATCAATGGAGAGATACGATTGTTTGCTCATAGTTCCAAGAGGGGAACGCCTAGAAGTTAACCGTCTAACCTGGGAGCAATTGCTCAGCCTGATAGCCGACAGCCTCGTGTATGCAGAGATGGTGAAGGAGTTTAGTCGTGCAGCCGTCCCAGGTCAGGACATAGCAATCTTATACGACTGTACTATTTCACTGATCGTAAAGTCCAACATCTAAATACTAGCCAGTTGGCTAGTATACTTCCAACGAAGATTGTGGTAGAATATAAGTACGGACGAAATAAGTAACTAATCAGAAACAGGAGCTACCAAATGAACACCATTACCTTAAAGAACGAATACACGAACGAAACTGTAACCTTGCCCTTGATCAGCGAAAAGTTCACCTGGCAGTATGTGTGGGTCGTGATCTTCCAGGGTCGCCAAGAAACCTTATCCAACGCGATGGGTTGGAGCAAAGCTTAATACGATTCGCCAAGTGCCCGGTTGATCCGGGCTTTGGCAGTAGAAGAGTAGATCTTCCCGGAAATTACATCCAAATACTAGCCAACTGGCTAGTATACTTCCAGGGAAGATTGTGGTAGAATAAGTATATAGCCGGATGTACCGGCTAACAGAATCCAAGAAAGGCTCACCGAATGAACACTCAAATTATGCAGTACACAACCCGTCGCACCGATGCTGGCCGTTTCGTCACCGTTCGCGATATTGCCAAGCGCTTCCAAATCCCAACCGCCGAGGCGATCACAATTCTGACTAGCCCTATCGATGGCTACGCTGTGAGCTTCAGCGATGAGACTGTGACCGGTAACACGGTCGTAACGGTCGAGGAGTTGGGCACACCGGTCGATACTACCTACGTCGAGGGCGCTACGCTGGTCGAGGTTGCACCGGTCGAAGAGACCCCGGTCGAAGAGACCCCAGCCGAACTGCCTAGCTCCACCAGCTTGGTGGATGCCCTGGTCCAGGCAGAAGCCCGTAAGGAATCCGAACTGGCTGAGACCGAGCCTGAGACTGATGCCGATGCCGATGCCGAAGACTATGCCGAGCTGCCAGCCGCCATCGACGCCCACATCGCTCCGGCCAAGGCTAGCCGCAAGGTGGACGAATGTTACACCCGTTACGAGACGCTGGAAGTCGCTAGCGCAGCGCTAGGCTATCGCCTGGTGGCGGTAAGCGAACTGCACAAGATTTGCGATACTCGTGGCTACAAGGTCGGTCGTATGGTTAAGGCTTTGGGTGGGGACCGGATGCGCTTTACTCCCCGCTCCGCCGAATGGACCCCAGTCCTGGTCGGTCGGACCCGCTACGTCGCCTTCAGCTGCATCGAAGATTTGGCGAATCTGTAAGTAGGTAAGGGCTAGTCGGAAACGGCTAGCCCTTCTTTTTACCCTAAATACTAGCCAGTTGGCTAGTATACTTCTGAAGTAAATTGTGGTACAATAGTAGTGTAGTACGAAACACAAACCCACTCACAAGAAAGGCTTACCAAATGAAAGATTACATGCAAGTTACTTACGGGGAATTCGTTGCCGAGATCGAGAAACGCCCCAACGGTCGTGTGGTTGTGCCCAGCTGTAGCCAGCCTAGCGTGGTCGGTAACAGCAATCCCCTAGCGCTGCTTGCCAAGTACAGCTTCTTTATCTCCCTTGTCCAGCACGCAGTCGCTAGCCTGTTGGGACCGGACAACTTGCCGGATGTGACGAAGCATACGGTCCAGCCGTAAAATACTAGCCAGCTGGCTAGTTTACTAGCCAGCTGTTCTGTAGTACAATAGGGGTGTGCAGAATTTAGAAGGAGGTGCTTACCGCTAACCAATAGAAACGGGGATGCTTCCAGGTAGGTCGCCCGACCGGACTAAATAGCCTAGGAAGCCAGTAGACGACCTTTCGGCGCTGGGATGGGCATCCCGAACCAAAGGTAGAGAATCAAGCACTCTTAGTGGATCGTTGGTCAATCACAACGATCCGCTGTTGGGAGGTAGCTCAATCACGGTAGAGCACCCCTAGCCACCTACAGGCCCAGCCGGCAACGCTTAGTAGGGGCGAAGCCGGTTCTAACGGCTAGGGGAAGATGGAGGTTCGAATCCTCCCCTCTCACCCTAAACTTTCAAAGACTAGCCAGTTGGCTAGTATACTTCTGAAGCGAAACGTAGTACAATAGCTCTACCCCCTCCAGTCTCAGGCAGCTGCCTGAGCCTAGAAAGATACCAGAACGCTAGCTACCACGAAAGGAATTACCAAATGAACCGCCATCAACTAGAAGTCCACGCCCACAAGCTGTACGGTCACACCATCAGCTGGATGGCCAACGTCGCTAACACCATGCGCAACCCCACGACCAAGATCAAAGGTCTACTCTTCCTAGCCTACCACAATCGCGTCGCTCCTTGCAGCGGCACCATTGATCTCATCCTCATCGACGGCTCCGCAGTAGCTTGGGCCGAGCTAGAGCAATACGCTAGATGCTACAACGACGACCCCGAACAGATGCGGATGCACATCAGCCAGGTCCCCAGTAAACGAGCCATAGACCTCAAAGAAGAAAAGCTCCATCTTGACGACTACCATCAGATCATATTGTCAGCCGCTAACGCCATCTGTGCGCTCGACAAGCCGGATAGTGAGCCGGTGTACGGATTCTACAGATACCTAGGAACGAACAGCGTAGGGACCACCCTATGGCGCCACCCTGAAACATACAATGTACTCACTTACAATCCCTCCACAGAGGAACTGGATTCCTAAATACTAGCCAGTTGGCTAGTTTACTTCTTCCGACCATTGTGGTACAATTAGTCTATCGGAAGAATTAACTAGCTAACAAGGAGAGACAAAATGTTTACTGCGATGGCGATTGACAATCCTGGAACCACTTGCGAAGAAATCACCCAGAGCTGGCCCACTATGCCAGAATTCTCTACCTTCGAAGAAGCGGTGGCCTGGTGCCGCTCCACTGGACGCAACTGCGGTCAAATCTTCGACCGCGTCGGCTTGTGTGGCGGGTGGTCGGTGAGTGGTGGAGCTTGGCGGGTGTAAAGCTCCAAGTAAACTAGCCAGTTGGCTAGTTTACTTCCACCCAAGAATGGCGTAGAATAGGTCTATAGGCAAAACGTAACTTCAGAAAGGATCCATCAGATGAACGCTCAATTTTTTACCGCAACCGCTCGTAACAGCCGCGAACTTAGCAACGCTGGCAGCACCTCCTCCATTTCCGGCATTACCACCGCTGAAGAGGCAGTCAAGTTTTTCGAAGACAGTGGGTATAGCTTCGGCAGCGTCGAAGACTCCGACGGCAACATCGTAGTTCACTGGGGTCTAGGGCTAGGGCTGTGTGAGGTTCCGGTCGAAGATCAGGTTTTCTTCCAGCCCCAGTCCTCGGAGCCGGTCATCTCGATGGAGCGAACGGCTAGCGTGCGGATCAGTCGCCTAGGGGCAGCGGTCCAAGTGGTGGACCGTGAATCCCCTGAGTCGGCTGAGAAGGTCGACTACGCTGCGATGACAGATGGTGAGCTGAAGGCTTACATTCTAGGGCGGATGCAGACGAGCAACGAGTGGCTTCGCAAAGCTGTAGTCGCCATCTACGAGCGCCAGACGCTGGATGAGAAGCAGACTGGTGAGACGAAGCACCACAACGGTGTAGGCTTCAACGGGACTGATGCCAGCTTTCTAGGCAGCATCGCCGAGCAGATCATCGCTCGTCGTCGAAGTCTGAGCGAAAAACAGCTGAGCGCTACCCGCAAGGCGATGGTGAAGTACACCGGTCAGCTAGCCCGTATCGCTCGTGAGAATCGCGGAAAGAAGTAGTAGGTTTGGCGCTAGCCGTTACCACCAAGCACCGGCTAGCGCCCACAATCAGGAGAGGCATTCCTTGCTGCCCAGCTTAGTATATACCGTCTGGACCGTAAGCCCAAAATGCTGGGCAGGGGGAATGCTCCTAGCAGGGAGCGCAGAATGTTGACCATAGCTTTATGGATGTTCTGGACAGCGGTGGTCGTACTAGCGGTCAGCACAATGGACAGGCTGACCGGACAACGGTTCGATGCCCGTTACCAAGAAGCGCTACGGGTGCTGGACGAAACTCCCTATCTGCAACGGCTAGGGCTACGACCCCCGAAGAAGCCGGTGCCTTGGGCAGTGTGGGGATGGGGCGCTATAGTGTGGTTAACGGGTTGTGTATTCATTGCCGGCAACTTGCCAGGCTAGCCTAGTGGGTCTATACGGTGCGTTAGGGCTTGGGGCTGTGTATTTGCACCCTTACAGCCCTAACAGCCCTACCTAGCCCCATATAGCAGTTCGGAGGAGCTATGCTGATACGCTACATCCTGTTGGGCTTTGCCGTAGGATTTTGGGTCGTACTAGGGGTGGCCTGGTGGACCGGTCTCATTAATGAGAAGTTCGACATAGCGCTAGCGCTACTTACCGATCTAATGTTGATAGGCTTGTACGTAGGTACAGGAAAGGATTGACCGATGGAATACAAGATTGTACTGCACAAGATCGAGGAGGTAAGTGAGGACACAGCCTTCACCGTAGGCATTGTGAGCCTTACTATTGGACCGCTGATCGGGCCATTGCTAAGCGGAGCTATTCTGCTGATCGCCTTCTGGGACGGGTTGGGGCGCGGGCTAGCCGCTATCGGCACCGTCTATCCCTACTCCATAGCGCTAGCGCTAGGCTTGATTGCGATGGGGGTGTTCGAGTCGCTCAGTATCGGCAACATGGTGCTGGCTGACCGGATGAGACGGCTAACGGCTAGCGGTCAGGCGACCGAGGAGGATTTCGTCAAGGCTACCCGCAATAAGAACGGGCTGTTCGTAGCGCTGTTGGGCTTGGTCTGCATTCTGGAGGTTGCGCCAGCCATTTGGGGAGGGTGGACCGGGAGCATGGACGTGGTGGCCGTTTGCGCTCGCATGGCGACCGTAGTGTTCCCGTTTGTGGGTAGAATCGCTGGCAGCGTATTCAGCCAGAAGAAACTAGCCGATGAGATCGACCCGGAATTTCGCCTAGCCGCTGAGCGCCGGATTGTGGAGCGAAAGACGCTGGAGCTTAAGCGTAGTTTCACGGAAGAGCAGCTCCGCCTGGAGCACGAGCACGCCAAGCAACTATCCGAAGCCAAGCAAGCCAAAGCCCTAGCGAAGTACGGGACTATAACTGTTGCGCCAACTGTTGCGACTGTTGCGCCAACTGTTGCGCTACTACCGGACATTAGCGGTCCCACAACAGTTAACGGTAACGGCGCAACAGTAAACGGCAACGGTCATGCAGGTGTATACAACAGTTACGCAACAGTCGACCGCAACAGCGCAACAGTCGACCGCAACAGCGCAACAGTACCTAGCGCAACAGTCGATCGCAACAGTGAGGACCAAGAACTGTTGCGCTTTATAGGCGAGCATCCTGGCTGTCGAGCTAGCGATTTGGCGGGATTTCTGGGTGTCAACAAGACCACTGCCTTTCGTCGAGTCCAGCCCTTAATCGACAGCCAACAGGTACTCGCCAGCAAGAACGGTCAGAGCATTACCTATAACCTAGTAGAGACAGGAACGAACTATGAACTTTGAGCCAGTGAATGAAGCAGGTGTGATAGCCCTATTCTGGACCCAGGCTTTAGCCGTAGGCTGGGAGCCGGTGGAACTGGGGACTGCTTTCCCGGATGCCATTCTGCGGAAGGATGGAGGAACCTGGAAGGTGGAATTTGAGTTCCTTGCTAGAAACTTTATCGGTCACGGTCATGACTTGCGGGAGTGCGACCTAATCATCTGCTGGGAGAACAACTGGAAAAGTTGCCCTTTGCCTGTGCTAGCTTTGAGAGAAAAGGACTGGGCAACCACACGCCTATTCAGAGCAGATGTCAAGGACATCCAGATAGAATACTGGAAGAACAGAGCTAGGATAGCGGAGAGAAAGAACTCAGCCTCCAGAACAGAGATCCCTGTCGCCAAGGTAGTCCCCGAAATAACGGAGGTGGATGATGAGCAAGCAGCGGTTCTGTACAATATGTGGAAAGGTGGTACTTCCAAGAATGAATTGATCCGGCAAGTGTTCGGAAAAGAAAAGAACCGCAGTAGATTTGACACCATCATAGAGGCGTTGGAGCGTGGTGAGCGGTTAGCCCTAGCCGAAACTAGCTAGCCCTATAAATAGTTTACGACTACAGCAAATTATACGGCAACCGGCAACAGCCGGCAACAACCCACAGAAAGGTCTATACGCAATGCAAAACTTACCTACCACCCCTAGCCCTAAAGTACTGGCCGATCGGCTGGCCGAGCCTACGAATCGGCTGGATTCGGCTGGCCGAATGGCTGGATTACCAGGAGTGGATACACCCGTTGACAATTCGGCTGGCCGAATGTTTAACGTACTTCTTACTCGCAAAGCCCGTAAGAAAAATATGGAATCTCACTACCTCACAATTGTCGTTCCGGATGGGGAGGACGAGCACGTTCACATTCGTACCTACGTTCGCACCAACCACTTCGGCTGGGCCATTGCCGGCTACGCACCGCGGACCGTAAAGCCCTTCGAAAGTGGTAGCGGTGAAACGTAAAATTGCTTCAAAAGCCTAGCCAGCTGGCTAGTATACTTCTCCACGGAACTATAGTACAATAGGGCTACGGAACCAATAAATACTTAGTAGGGCAAAGCCCAAGGAGACTTAAGAATGAACGCTACCATGTTTGAAACCCTGTTGGAACGTCAGAATGAGAAAATGGTTACGACCGTTCGCGATCTGGCAAAACTGTTCGGCGTGAAGAACTCCGCCGTGATCGAGGAACTCAAGCAGCCGGTCGAAGGCTACACAATTGAGTTCAGCGACGAACAACCGCTCGGCACCAGCAGCATCATCGTCTTTGATGCGGATGAGAACGAAAGCCCGTTGAGCATCTCGCAGCAGGAAGTCGAAAGCGATCGCGACGTAGTTACGCCGGATGCCGAGCCGATCGATCCCGATGACATGCCAGTCGCTGCGGTTGCGGAAGAAGCGGCTGCAGAGGAAGCTACTACCGCTGAAGCCCCGACTGCGGCTGTGCGGTCCAGCCGGAGCTTCACCCCTGGCATCTACCCTAACTTCGCTACCAAGGAAGAAGCCGACGCTGCCCACCCCGAAGGCTATGTCAGCGTTGCAGAGATGCACCTGCACTTTGTGAATGAGAAGATTCCAGTTAGCCGCTTTGTGAAGGCTATGGGTGGGGACCGTATGGTCAACGCTCCACGCAGCGATAGCTGGAAGCCCTTCACCATCGGCACCAGCCCCAAGCGCTACGTCAGCAACATGGCGTTCCAGGAGGTCGAGGCCATCCGTGCCGAGGCTGACGAACGCAAGGCTCCGAAGCCGCCCAAAGAACCCAAGGCTGCCAAAGCCCCGAAGGAACCGAAAGCGCCCAAGGCTCCTCGCAAGGCTGTAGTCGCCAAGACGACCCCTGAGGCAGTCAAGGAAGTTGAAACGGTTGCACAAGCCTGAGACCGTCTCCTGGAAGCTATAGGATAAACTAGTGGAGGGTCGGTCACAAGACCGACCCTCTTTTGTTAGTAGGAGTGGACGCCTATGAACATCTTCCCCATTGAGGGCAAAGCCATCACAGCCTTCTACCGTTCCAACGGTATTCGCGCTAGGGTAGACTGGAGGAAGTCGGTAGAGATCAAGACCGGCTATTTTAGATTTGCTCTGGAGATGGATCCCAGGGAACGGTTCAGCCGCATCGAGTCCAGCCATCGGGAGCTGGCCAACGTCGTGGCAAACCTACGGCGCAAGCACGGGATGAGCGGTGACATCCAGCTGATCCCGACCACGGTCCCCTTCCCAAGCATCGAGACTCCTCACCCTAGCCCTATGGTGTTACAGGCTAGCAATCGCATCCTGCTGGAGGGCAAACCACATACCGGTGCCATCGGTCGCAGCTACCTAAGCGAAGTTATGGAAGAGCAGGTAGACTTGGCGGACACCCCCCACTACCTGATAGCCGGTATCACCAATGCAGGAAAGAGCGTTCTGTTGCGGAACCTACTGCTGAGCCTAGCCGCTCGCACGCCTAGCTCAGAACTGAAGTTCCTGCTGATCGATCTGAAGAATGAGGATCTGGTCCCCCTGGTTAAGCTGCCTCACGTGCTGGGCTTCGCGGGTACGACCGAGGCAGCTCTGGACATGCTGAAATGGCTTGACGAGGAAAAGCGGCTTCGCATTGAGGATGCCAGCCGTAAGCCCTTCCGCATCATAACGGTAGTGGATGAGATGGCTCACCTAGCCGGTATCAAGGAAGCCACGGAGATCCTAGCCAAGCTAGCGACCATCGGTCGTAGCAAGTACCTGAACCTTATCGGAGCTACCCAGCACCCGACCCGTGAAGGGGGAATGGCTACGCTGCTGAAAGCCAACTTCGGGGAACGCCTAATCGGTCAGGTGGCACCCGGTCAGAGCCAGTACGCTACCAACCTACCAGGAACGCATGCAGAAGCCTTACCTGGGAAGGGTGCCTTCCTACGCTGCTCAGGCAGTAAGGTGTATCGCTTCCAGAGCTACTACACTACGCTGGAGCAGGCTGAGGACCTTGTAAGGATTATACGTCGTAATGATACAGGAGGACAACCAGTGGAAGATTTTGCCCAGCCGGTCAAACCGGTCAACAGCGTAACGGTCCAACCAACTCCCCCTCCTCTCAAAGGGCAATCAGGTCGGAAGGTAGCGTTTCCTCTGAACACTACCCGTCCCCTAACACCAGAGGAAGCCGAGGAGCTGCGTCGGCTGACCAATGAAGGGGAATTCGACTATCGAGGAATTTTCAGCCTGAATAAGGCGCAGCTACACGTGTACGATGGACGTAGTCCTGAACGAGCTCAGTTCATCAAGGATGCGCTGGACTAGGAGGTAGAAGATGGAACGAATGGTTGCCCTGGTCGCTATAGCGCTGGGCTTTGTGATACTAGCCGCTTGGTGGATAGAAACTAGATTTGGCGCTCAGATGGCATTCTCAGTGCTGATGGGCGTATCT